CTGCCCGGCGTCGGCAAGACGCAGACGGCCAAGGCCATCGCCGAGGAGTTGCTGCCCACCGCGTTCGACATCGCTACCGACCCGCTGCAGAGCGCGGCGGTGCGCGCGGACCTGATCAAGTGGTCGGCGAAGGTCGCCGGTCATGAACCCAGCCCGAAGGATACGCAGCAGGTGGGCGCAGGGTTCACCTTGAACCTGACGTTCGCTGGACAGGCACCGGAGAAGATCATCGCCGGCCGAGAGACACTCACACTGGAGAACGAGCAATGATCCTCGACTACATCATCATCGCGGCAGCCGTGCTGCTGTTCGTGGCTGGCGTGGCTATCGTAGCCGCATGTATAGGCCACAGCACGGACGACGGGGAGTAGGCCATGACGACCCATATTCAAGTGATCAACTATGGGCCGCTGCCGGTCAAGGTGGAAGTGACGAGCGAGGACAATCGCGTCGTCCACAAGACCGAGATCGTGGAGGCAGGGCATACCAGCGAGGGCGAGTTCTACGTGTACCCAGGCTCGCGCGTAGTGATAACCGAGGGGTCGAAGTGATCGCTCTCCTCGCCATCGACACGCAGGCGGGCAGCGTGCGCCGCTACGAGCGCGCGGCCAGCCGCAAGGTGAAGCTGACGCACGAGGCCGTGATCACCGCCGACTTCGACGCGAGCGTGGGGCGCGCGGCGCTGGAGGCGTTCCTCAAGCAGCCGCACCTGCTCGACCTGGCGCACGACGCGCCGAAGGAGTCTGCATGATTATGCCGTGGACGCTGGTCATCGTGACACTCATGAGTTGCTCCGACCCGCTCGTGAAAGACTACGGGCAGTACGGCTCGCAGGAAGACTGCGAGGCTGCGGCACTCCAGCACAGGTGGGACATCACGCCGGGGCAGCACTTCGAGTGCCGCAGGACGGTGGGGTCATGAGTTGGGTGCTGGTACTGGTCACGACTGTGAGTATTTTCTCCAACGTAGTTGAGCAAACGGAAGACGTGTTCCGGTTCATCCCGTTCCCCACGCAGGCGATCTGCGAGGCCGCGGCAGTATCCGGTTTCATGGGCATCATGGAGCGGCAACACTTCGAGTGCATACAAATCAAGGAGTAGTACCATGCCACTGATCAAATCTAAATCCAAAGCGGCCGTCGGCGAGAACATCAAGCGCGAGATGGCATCGGGCCGGCCGCAGAAGCAGGCCATCGCCATAGCGCTCAGCACGCAGCGGCGCGCGGGCGGCGGTGGGGGCAAGAAGGGCTACGGCGCGGTGAGGAAAAAGTGAGCGACAGTTTCTACGACACCCCGCCTTCATCTGGCCTGTACCGCGCCACTCGAACGCCGACCGTCAAGTCCAAGTGGGACGAGGCGCGCGAGACTATCGCCCTGTGGGAGAAGGTTGACCCCAAGGCGAAGTACGTCGTGCTGATCCTGGACGGCGAGAAAGACATCATCATGGACTGCCATGGCGGCACGATCAAGCCTAGCGATCTCGCTGGCCTGTGCTTCGCTGCTGCGACGATGGCGGTGGACGCGTGAGTGACATCATCATGCTCGACGTGCCGGCCATCGTGCAAGAGGGCATCGACCGTGCGCTCCTGGGCACGCACATGACTGACCGCGCGCACCCGCAGGGGTTCACGTTCTGCCCGTACCCCATGGGCAGCGTGGAACGCCACAACTTCCTGCTCGGCTGCGAGAGCGTATACTTCGGACTGAGGACATGAAACAGATCGTCGTCGTGGAGAAGCCGCCCGTGTACGACCGCTGCGACGCAGCGTTCAACATCAAGGGCAAGCCGGTGCTGTTCTCCTACGGCGACAAGATTTACAACCCCTGTGGCGTGGACATCCCGCGCGAACTGCTCGCGCACGAGGCCGTGCACGGCGAGCGCCAGTTAGAGTTGGGCGTCGAAGACTGGTGGGACAACTATCTCGCCGACGCCGACTTCCGCTTCGAGGAGGAGCGCGTGGCGCATCGGGCCGAGTGGCTGGTCTACTCCAAGTGGTGCCGGCTTGAGCAGCGCGGGCCATATCTCGAAGCTGTGGCGAAACGTCTATCGGGGGAATTATATGGCAACATGGCTACACTCGACGAAGCGCGCAGCGCGCTACTGAGGCCGTGATGACCTGCGCTATGTGCAACTAATACGGCGGCTGAAACAAATGATAACACAACACGCCGCTGTACCCCTTCGCCCCCCACATGGGCTGGCAGTGCCCGAAGTGTGGCCGCGGCAACGCGCCGTTCGTGGCGCAGTGCCCGTGCGGGCCGAACATCCATACCTCCTGGGGAACAGCCCCCGGAGAAGGTCAGGGCTGATGGAACTATCCGTCAATCTGTCGCCAACCGTGTCGCGCTACATGCAGAGCAACGCGCGCTACCGCTGGATACTCGGGCCGTTCGGCTCGGGCAAGTCGGTGGGATCGCAGTTGGAGATCCCGCGCCGGGCCGCCCAACAGCGCGGCTCGCCGCTCGATGGCCGACGTAAATCGCGGATCGCGGTCGTGCGGAACACCATGCCGCAGTTGCGCGACACGACGATGAAGACGTGGTTCTCGTGGTTTCCCAACGGCTCGCTCGGAGAGTATCACGGTCTGACGAAGACGTACCACATCAAGAAAGACGAGATGGACTGCGAGGTAATCTTCCGCGCGCTCGACGACGAGAAGGACGTATCGAACCTGCTGTCGCTCGAATTGACGGGAGCGTATCTGAACGAGTTCCGCGACATCCGCCGCGAGATCGTGGAGGGCATCGACGGTCGTCTCGGGCGACACCCGCGGATGGTGGACGGCGGCCCGACGTGGATCGGGATGTGGGGCGACTCGAACATGCCAGACGAGGGTTCGTACTGGCACAACATGCTGGAGGGACTCGACCCGGAGGATGGCAAGACGCCGAAGCCGAACGGGTGGGAGAAGTTCGTCCAGCCCGCCGCGATGATCCGCAACGTGGACGGCACGTTTATAGACAACCCGCTCGCCGAGAACCTGGCCAACCTGCCGGGCGGCTACTACCGAGCGCTGATCACGAACAAGACGGAAGACTATATTCGCACCTACGTTTTATGTGAATATGGCCAGTCAAGGGGCGGCAAGCCAGTTCACCCAATGTTCAACCGCGCGATGCATATCGCCAAGGGTGCGCTAGTGCCGAGCAAGGAAAACCTATTGCTGATCGCCGCAGACTTCGGCCTCACACCCGCTATGGTGCTAAAGCAGCAGGATGCATTTGGTCGCGTGCTGACGTTCGACTCAATCACAACAGAGGGCATGGGGATTGAGCGCGCCATTGAGACGCGGCTGCTGCCGCTTCTGCGCAACAAGTATAATGAGTGCCAGGACATCATGGTGACCGGCGACCCGACGGGTGATACTGGCTCGCAGGCCGATGAGACATCGTGTGCTGACATTTTTCGTCGCTACAAGCGCAAGGGCCTAGGTAAAGTTAAACTAGCTTGGAGCAACAGTCCTGTACATCGTCAGGGAGCGACGGATCACTTTCTTTCCATGCTGGTGGATAGAGGCATGCCAGCGTATCAGATTGATCCGTGCTGCATTGAACTGATCGCGGCGCTCAGCGGCCACTTCAGATTCAAAAAATTCAAAGATGGGAGGCCGTCCACTGAAGTCGAGAAGAACGACGCGTCTCATATTGGCGATGCAAATTCTTACGCGGACATGTACTACGAACGTGGCGGGCGAAGAAAAGCAGAACTGAAAGAGCGCAATCTACAGCCGCAGCAGCCCCCGCAACCCAGCCCCTATAACACCCCGCGCACATGAAAACTTGTAACCAATGCGGCGCAGAAAAAACACTGTACGACTTTTATCGTAAGGCCGGTGGTGCGCAAGGCGTATCCGGCTGCTGCAAATCGTGCCAGGACATAAAAGGCAGGGAATGGGCGGCCCGCAACAAAAATAAAGTGGCGGCGTACCTGCGCAAATGGCGGGCAGAAAACGCGGCAAAAGGCGCGGAATATCATGCGCGCTGGCGCAGAGAAAACCCTGTTACGAGCAGAATTTCAGGCCGGCGAGCAGAATCTAAGTGGACACGCACGCATCGAGGCGTAGCAAATGCCAAGACGGCGCGCAGAGTGGCTAGCGTGCTTCATGCCACCCCCGCCTGGGCCAATCCCGAGCGCATAGCTAAAGTGTACCAACTGGCGGCTAGGCTAACGAAAGAAACGGGCGTTAAGTACCACGTCGATCATATCGTGCCGCTGCGTAGCAAAATTGTCAGTGGCCTCCATGTGGAGTATAATTTAGAGGCCATTCCTGCAACAAAGAACATCAGCAAGGGCAACCGGCATTGGCCGGACATGCCAACCGGAGTATAGCTATGACGCTCGACACACAACCCCCAGTCATCGACGAAGCGAAACTCGACGAACTCGGCACGACCCTCTTCCGCAACTGGGGCGTTTACGTCACCGACCGCAAGATGATCGAGGAGCGCTGGCTCCGCAACCTGCGGCAGGTCCGCAAGATTTACGACCCGGAGATCCTGGCCAACATCCCGTCCGACCGCTCGAAGGCGTACCCTGGCGTGACGCAGTGGATGGTCCGCGGCACGATTGCTCGCCTGATGCAGATGCTGTGGCCGGCCACCGAGAAGAACTACGGCATCAAGCCGTCGCCGCTGCCCGACCTGTCGCAGGATCAGTTACAGCAGGTGCTCGACGCCCTCGTGGCGATGAAGGCACAGGGCGGCGATCCGGCGCAGGTGCGCCTGGACGATGTGGAGATTGAGAAGGCCATCACCGAGTTCGCCTCCGGCAAAGCCGAACGCATGGAGATCAAGGTTCAGGACGATCTCGAAGAGATGGAGTTCGTCACGCTCGCTCGCAAGGTTGTGAAGGCCGCGGTGACTTACAACTGCGGCATCGCGGTCGGCCCGCTGCACGAGAAGGTGCAGGCGCGCAAGTGGCAGCAGAACCCGTACACCGGGAAGTACGAAGCGGTGACGTTCGACAAGTTCAAGCCGCTGTTCGAGTACCTCTCACCGTGGGATCACTACGTGGACCTGACGGCCACCTCCGTGAACAAGCAGGATGGCACGTTCGACCGCCACATCATGATGCGCTCCGAAGTCGAGGCGTTGGCGCAGCGGCCGGACTTCTTGTCCGAGCGCGTGATGAAGTATCTCCGCGACCACCCCACCGGCAACTACAAGGCGCAGTGGTGGGAGAGCGTCATCAAGGGCGAGCCGAAGTCGGCTACCGCCCCCGTCGCCACGAGAGAGTCGCGCAAGTTCGAGGCCCTGTCGTATTGGGGCGCGGTGAGCGGGCACGATCTGAAGGCCGCCGGCATTGACATCGCCGACGACAAGGTGGGCAGCACGTTCCACGCGAACGCCTGGATGCTGGACAACTGCGTGATCAAGCTGAAGCTGGCCCCGTTCGGCAGCACGATCAAGCATCACCACTATTTCATCTTCGAGGACGATGACCTTTCGATCCTTGGCAACGGCCAGTGCGACGTGCTCCGTGACTCGCAGTTGTCCATCTGCGAGACGGCCCGCGCGGCGCTCGACAACATGAGCGTCATCGGCCCAATGGTGGAAGTGAACATGGATCTGCTCACGCCGGGGCAGGACACCGTGATCAAGAAGCACAAGACATGGTACCGGGAAGGCGAGGGCCAAGCGGCCAGCCTCCCCGCCGTGCGTAACATCAACGTCGATAGCCACCTGACAGAACTGCAGGCGCTGATCGGCATGTTCATGGGGTTCGCCGAGAAGGAATCCGGCCTGCCCGCGCCGTCAGTGGGCGATGTCTCCGGCGGCGGCAGTGAGGCGCTGCGCACGTCCAAGAACGCCAGTATGTTCCTGGGCGCGGCCGCGCTCCCGATCCGCGACACCGTGCGGAACTACGACTCGTTCACGATCTCGGCCATCTCCGCGCTCGTCGCGTGGAACCAGAAGTACGACCCGAACCCGTCCCGCGACGGCGACCACAACATCATCGCGCGCGGGTCCACGAGCCTGATCGCCAAGGAAGTGCTGTCCACCAACCTGAACGAGTTCCGGGCCAGCATCACGCCGGACGAGATGCCCCACCTGAAGACCCGCGCCATGCTGAAGGCGCGCATGAAGGTGAACGATCTCCCTCTGGACGAGTTGATGGAAGACGAAGACACGGCCAATCAGAACATCGACCGCGTGCAGAAGGCGCAGGAGCAGCAAGTCCAGGATCAGGCCGAGTTGGTGCGGGCGCAGGTCGAAGAGGCGCTGTCCACCGCGTTCAAGAACGCGGCGCTGGCGCGGGCTGCCGACTCCTCCATCGGAGTGGACGTGTTCGAGACGATCATCAAGGGCCTGGAGGCCGGACAGAAAGCGAGTGCCGAACAGTCGCGCGTCGTGGCCGAGCATGTTAAAGCCGGCGCGGCGTTGATCGCCGCTAACAAACCGAGGGGGGCAGCCAGGTGATTTCCAAGGAGGAGAGATACAACACGGAAGTGGCGGTGCATGCGAGCCGCCACGAGGCCGGACTAGGAGCGCTGCGCGACTGGCTGTACATGCGCCGCGACGAGATCAATACCAACTGGCCCAACATCGTGGGCGATGAACTGTCCGCGTTGCAGGGCGAATCGAAACTGGTGATGCGCTTGATCAAGCTGATTGAGCACGGACCAGCCATCAAAAATGAGAGGAGTCACGTATCATGACCGAAGCACCTGTTGTTGTACCCGCCGCGCCTGCGGCACCCGCGGCTCCTGCCGCTGTAGTAGTGGACGACTTTGACACCGCCTTCGCCGAAGTGGCAGCGGCGGCCGAAAAGGAGGCAGAACCAGCACCCGTTGTGGCTGCGCCTGCCCCGGCGGCTGCGGTTCCGGTCGTGCCTGACCCGGCGGCAGGGCCTGCCCCCGTTGTAGCGCCCGTAGTGGCGGCCCCGGCACCTGCGGCTGCACCCGTTGCAACACCCGCACCGGCCCCCGCCGCTGCGGCGCCGGCATCCGCACCGGCCCCCGCCGCTGCGGCCCCGGCACCCGCGCCAGCGCCAGCTCCGGAAACGCCCGAAGCTAAGGCGGCCCGCGAGGCGTTCGAGGAAAC